CCGCCTACGGTTCCCGAACCCATGCCCCCGCTGAAATTAGGAAACGCTTCAGATACTAAGGATTGTATACCGCTCATCACGCCACCAACTTTTTGTTGGGCGTTCTGTTGAGCAGAACCCATAGCGTCCTCCATAGCATATTCCATTAATAAACCTTCAATGCCAGAAAATGGCGAACCGCCGCCCCCGCCAGAATAAGGATTAGGCATTCCAACAGAGGGGGGTTCAAAAAATCCTGTATCAATAGGTTTTGCGGTCATAAATAGAATTATACTTAATCCCAAGCAGAATAACAATATTTATTGTTGTTGTCGGTTACGGTTACTTATATAGCTGAGAAATTAAAAAAAATAATTTTTAGTGAAAATATGGTGTAACTGGTGTAACTGGTGTAACCGTGCCTGTTTCAGCCTTATATATAAGGCTACAATAGGGTTACACAAATGGTTACACCATCACTTTCAAAAATGTAACCTTCAAAATCGCCTTAATGTGATTATTTTCAGTTTTTTTTAAAAAAATATTTCTCTGGAGTATATAAGTAAACTGGTGTACATATAAGAAAAGACTTATAATTGGAGCGGGGTATGACAGATCCTTTAAACAAAAGTTCTGATCTTAATTATCGTAAAATACCAAGATCATTAACTTTGAACAACAATCCTAAACCTTCTTGGAAAAAAGAAAGACCACCAAAAAATCCAAACGAGAAACGCGGTAAGGCTAGAGTACATGTAAATCAAAGGCTCACACGTAAACAAGAACTGTTTGTAAAAGAATTAGTTTCGAATGACGGACAGATAACTTTGATCGAAGCTGCAGAGAGAGCAGGCTATTCTAAAACATCTGCACATACGAGAGCTTATGAGCTTACCAACCCACACGTTTCCCCTCACGTAGTTGCTGCGATCAAGAGAGAGCGGGATATTTTGGATGAAAAGTTTGGAGTGAACTATTCCAGACATATTAGAGATCTTCAACACATTAGAGATATAGCTTTAGAAAATGGAGCATACTCAGCTGCAGTCCAAGCAGAATATAGAAGAGGTATGGCTCAGGGGGATATCTATGTGAACAAGTCTGAGATAAGACACGGATCCATAGATAGCATGAGCAAAGATGAAGTCGTGAAAGCAATAGAAGAAATTAAAAGGTCGTATGGTGAACAAACCATTGATATTACCCCAGACAGGGAAGAAGGAAGCGGGCCTTTATCAGCAACTGAAGTCAGCGATCAAGAGGTCGAAGAGGAACTTAGTTCTAACTAGGATAGAGAACTGGGCGGGGCAAGGTATCCCAGATCTGTTAGTCTGTGATGAAAAAGGTTTGTTTCATTTTATAGAATTAAAGTTTGTCAAAGCTAATGCAGTCAATCTTAGCCCTCATCAGGTAGCTTGGTTGACCAGACATAAACACAGTAGCTCTTGGGTGTTAGTAAAAAAACAAAACAATTCTGATACCAAAGCTGAACTATATTTATATAAAGCGGATCAAGCGATTGATCTTAAAACAAATGGTTTAAAGACAGAACCAGTAGGAGCTTGGAAAGCACCTTTTGATTGGGAAAATTTATGGGGCTTGATCTATCCCATATAATTCTATACCATAAACGAATCACAATTACATGGAGGTGAACGTGATGAAACTAGAACTTAGAAATATAAAATATAGTAGCTTTGCATCTCAAGAAACACCTTGTTATGAGGCAAAGCTTTATTTAAATGATAAGCCCCTTGCTCTTATAAGAAATGAGGGTAGTGGTGGCAGTGATTATCAAACAGAACACCCCGCCTTTACTAGGGCAGATTTTCGTAAAAGTTTCTTTGACGTTATGAGGGATATAGACAAGTATTTTGAGGATCAGCCTAAAATCAAAAGCAAGTTTCAATTTGCTGATGGAGATGACGAGGAGCATGAGTTGAGTTTTGATCTTGAATTATGGTGTCACGAAGAACTTAATAAATGGCAACACGCCAAAACGCTTAAACGAACTTTGAAAAAAGGTTCCTTTATTAAAGATGCTGATGGTGAATTGTATCATTGGACACGACATATTGCATCTGATGTTATTTTAAAGCACCATCCAAAAGCGATTATTCTTAATGATTTACCATTAGAAGAAGCATTGACTATTTACATGGGTCAGGGATGACCAATGATCAGCACGTCAAAACTATCTGAGATGTACAACAAATGGGGTGACGCTCAAAAACTTCAGCCGTTGGGTTGTGCTTTAGAAGAAGCCATGGGCAACAATAAAATATCTGAGACGCAGAGAAACTGGTTGTTTAGATTTATAGAGGTTTGGGAATACGCTCGGGATAAAGAAGATAAGAAAGGAGGTGATTGATTGTTTATATTAACTTGGATCGGTAAGTTACTATATGGTGACAAATACGACGAAGTAATGAGGAAAGCTAATAAAACAAGGCGGAGGAGATAAAATTATAGAGGGGGTTTACAGGCCCCCTTTTTTAATGCTATATATATGGGATTAGTTATATACATGGAGAATAAAATAATGTTAAAAACTGTTGAATTATCGACCGCCACAAAAACAAAAGGAATTTCAGTAACCTATAGATCAGGTTCAACTAATATGTATAATACTTGCCCGATCTCTTGTACTTTAAATAGTTCTGGGCATGGCACAAATAAAATTGATAAAGAATATCTTGACGCATTATCTAACTATGTACCAAGGCGGGGATATAGTTGGACGTATACGCATTTTTTAATTGATAATAAATATTTTAACCAACCAAATAAAGCGGTCATTAATTATAGTACGGATAGTATAGAATCAGCTAAACATCATTTTAATTATGAAAAGCCAGTGGTTACTGTAGTTAACCCTGATTACTGGGGATCAAGTAAATATAAAGTAGAAGATTCAATTAAAGTTATTAGATGCCCCGCGGAATATTTAAATAATTTTTCCTGTCGCGATTGTGGAAATGGTCAACCATTATGTGCCAGATTTAATAGAAATTATATCGTTGGTTTTACAGGTCATGGGGCGAGAAAAAAAATAGCAAGTAATCCAAAGATAAAAGGCGGATGCTATGCGGGCGGTGGTAATGTTGCCATTCACTGGCGCAATATGGTTAAACAAAATCAACCTATATCGGACGCGGTAAAACTTAAAAACTTTATTAAAGCATTACCGCCCCGCTCATTATTAAGGCATCATATAGCGGGCGACGTAGGAAAAGAAAAATAAACTTGCAATATAAGACAAATAGTATATACTACTGAGGCGGGGTATTTTATCCCGCCTAATTTCATTTAAAAACATGGAGTAAAACAAATGAAAAAACTTGAAAAACAAATTGAAGATTATAAAGATTTAAATTCTGCTAAAGCTACTCGCTTGATAATGGCGAAACATATAATTGATAATGCAATAGTAACCGCGGAAAATACCGCAGACGTAGTATTTCCGCCATTGGAAAAGGTTAATTTTTCCGCAATAAAAACCCCGATATATTTACGCAATACTACTGGGGATTATGTGCCAGTTCCGACTGAAACTGGACAGGCCATTGTAAGGACTGACGATCATATACCACTAGGGGTAATGAAAAAAAGATATGCCATTGCGGATAATTCAGAATTAGATATTGCGGTGCGGGAAGGACTAGAAGATTCACTTCCAAAGGATGCCTTGCAAAATATCAAGTTAATTGAGAAAACTGCAGACAAGGGTAGTGTGTGCCGTTGGGGATATTCTTTTGACGGCTTAGGGCGGGATATCCGACAATTAACTGGTAGCAAAACCCAGTTAAATTTCCGCGTTATGATTATTAATAGTTTTGGCGGTCAGACTGCAATTAGATTGCAGGCAGGCGCGGAAGATTTATGGTGTACTAATGGTTGCACTTCCGCAGAATTAATGGCGACTTCTTTTGGTCATACCGCTAGTTTTAGTCCAGAACTAGTAAAACCATTTATTGAAAAGCAGGTCGAGTATTACGAATTGAAAGTCCAAATTTGGCAAGCGTGGGCAAATAAAGAAATCAACTTTGATCAAGCCTTTAAAGTTTTGCAGGAAAACTACCCCGCCTCCGATAGTGAAATTAAAAGAGCAGAGAAAAAAGGTTTTACTGCAGGCGAAGCAAAGTCCAGAAAAACCGCGCAGATGATGGAGCAATTTGAAAAAGAGGCAGAGCAAAGAGGTTCAACAGTTTGGTCTTTGTATTCCGCACTTACTCATTACGCTAGTCATTCTACTGGGGCTTTTACAGTTAAGAACTCCGCCAATCGGGACAATGTAGAAACAACCCTTATCCAAAGAGAGCGGGAAGTTAACAACGTAACCGCGTCGGAAAGTTTTCGGGAACTAGCCTTAGCAGAAACAACTGAAGTTGTTGACGCTTATTTAAACATAAACCAGTAGCCTCATAAGCTTGACTATATAAGATAAAATCTATATCTATTAGAGGCGGGGTATTTTCCCCGCCTTTTTTAATGGAGTAAATAACATGGAAAAAATGAGTTTAGGCGGGCTTCCCGCTTATATAATCGAGACTAAGACAGGCGTGGATTCTGGTTCCACTTTTATAATGGGCAAGCGGTCTTGGTGTCCCTTTCCCGATAGGCCCTATTTCACAATTAGAAAGGATCTAGTTGGGACGGGCTATTCTGGGGGCCATTACGATTTAGGATTGGTTGAAGCTTTTGAGGACCTAATAGAAAG